CTTAGATATTGATTATAAGAATGGTAAAATTGGTATCTCTGAATATGAAAAAGAAAGAGCAAACTTAAAAGATGAACCTTGGGTTAATGTATTAAAACTTGATGTAAATCCAGATAATGCAAAAGCCGGATACATGGAACTTGATTGGAATGATAACTTTGTTGCATTTTTACATGACAACGGATATACCGGTGAAAACGATGAATCAGTTGTTAATAAATGGTTTAATGACGTCTGCAGAACAGTACTTATACAAGAAGCAAGTGATCAGGATTATGGATTGCAAGATCAAGAAGAAGATACTGAAAGTAATATTGACAAAGACGGGTTAGAGAAACTATAATGGAAACGTTTTTATACGAAGCTGTTACACAGCAAATTATCAAGGAAGAAGAGACTGATGCAGAACAGAAACAAAAGTTAAATGACTGGATTAAAGGTCAGTTAGGATTCGGATCATGAGTAATCAATACGCATCATTAGAATCAATAACAAAAGCTAAGTTGGCTAAGTTAGTTGAGGAATTAGAAAACACCATCCTATCCAACATAGCCGAAATGGAATCTGCAGAGATAGATTATATATTAGAAAATTTTACAAAATATCTCACATACGATTTAAAAAGAAACTTTAATGAGGCCAGAGAAACAAATCTTAAGGAAAGTCCTTTTGATGCAATAATTAACAATGACCTTGACTTTAAACTATAAGAGTGCTATAATAACATTATGAAAAATTATATATTAGTAGACAGTTTGAACATGTTCTTTAGAGCAAAGCATGTTGGCAGTGGCAAGGATATAGACATGCGAGTAGGTATGGCTATGCACATTATTTTTAATAGTGTTAAAAAAGCATGGAATGACTTTGATGGCAATCATGTTGTATTTTGTTTAGAAGGCCGTTCATGGCGTAAGGACTTCTACACACCGTACAAAGCAAATCGTAAAGTATCAAGAGATCAACGTAGTCCACGTGAAATGGAAGACGACGAATTATTCTTTGAAGCATATGACGATATGTGCAAGTTCCTTGAAAGTAAATCTAACTGTACAGTTATTAGGCAAGCAAACGCAGAAGCAGATGATTTAATTGCTACATGGATACAACAACATCCAGACGATAACCATGTTATTGTTAGCACAGACAGTGACTTTTACCAGCTTATAGCACCTAATGTAAAGCAGTATAACGGCACTACAGATCAAATAGTTACTCTTGAAGGGTTTAAGACTGCTAAAACAGGCGAATGGGTTATAGATAAGAAAACTGGTAATGTTAAAACTCCAATAGATCCTGAATTTGTGTTGTTTGAAAAGTGTGTTAGAGGTGACAGTTCGGACAATGTGTTCAGTGCTTACCCTGGTGCAAGAATGAAAGGTACTAAGAATAAGACAGGCATAACTGAAGCATACAATGATAGACACACAGGCGGTTATAATTTTAATAACTTTATGTTACAACGTTGGGTAGATCACAATGATGGAGAGCATAGAGTTAGAGATGACTTTGAACGTAACATGATACTTATTGATTTAACTAAACAACCTGATGAAGTTAAAGCAGAGTCACTAAGTATTATTAATGAAGCAAAAGCTAAAGAGCCAATATCACAAGTAGGTATTCATTTTATGAAATTTTGTGCAAAGTGGAACTTAGTAAGAATGAGCGAAAACCCAGGTGTATATGCGGAGTTCCTAAATGGACAAGTTAGATAAAGCAGTAGCAAGAATAAGAGGCGAATGGCCTTCTGATCCAATTCCTTGGATATATACTACACCAGACAAAGGAAAAACAATTTATAGGGCAATACGCAGTGATGTGTGCCCGGAAATATATAAAGGCAAAGATGGGCAATCATTTAAGCAACTTTATAAAATAGATGATAAAATAGTAGGTTTTGATAATACCTACGGAGATGAGGAGAAAAAATATGAATCAATTATTTGATTTTACAACTAAATTACTTGAACTATCTGTGGCAGTATTTGCCTTAATGGTGGTTTCGAGTGTATTATTTGGTTTTAACGTGATGACACCCACTTTAGAGTGGCTAAATAACAGTAGTAACTTATTAAACATTCTTGGAGTGTTTGTAATTTATACATTGTTTAAGGGCGAACTACAAGATGATTAAGACAAAGAATAAAGCAATACTACAACAGATTTCGGATACAGCATGGATCTTAAAGCAAGGCCCTCGCAAAATGGGTATTCTTAATAAAGATGTGCAAGATAAATATTTTTACATTAATGGTAAAACTATTGAGTACTTTACTGACGAAATAGAAGTAGCAGAGAAGTTTGGTAATGCAAAAATCTTTGAGGAACAAATTACTACATCTCCAGTTGTCACTGATACATTTTATATCAAAGGACATCCAATAGATTATGAAACACCGTTTCCTATTGATACTTCGCATGTAGATTACAATGAAGAAGTTCCGTTATACACAAAAACATCTGAAAGCGATATTTACTATGCCGCAGGTTGGTATGCTATTAACTTCGAGAAAGGTTGGAAACACGGACATGGGCCTAAGTACAGTACACTTACTAAGTACGGCTACAAAGGACCTTTCAAAACAGAAATTGAATGTAGACAAGTTTTACGCCAATTAAACAAAAAGAAAAAAGAGGACTAACAAATGGCTAATAATGAAAAAGATTATGCTGTCTTAGAAGAAACTAAACGGTTAGGCTTCTTTGCAAAAATTAAACAACTGTGGCTTAGATTAACTCGAGAAGAATACCATTTAACTGTTTACTTTGTTGTAGCCTCGGTAACTAATCAAGAAACCAGAGAGAAAACTGTAACAAGAACTAAAAAAACATTTAAGTTAAAATCAGTTAATAAAAGAAAACAGAACCATTTTACAGGAACAGACATCAACGGTAATTGGATTGAAATTAAAACAGTTGAACCGTTTGATTATTATTTAGAAAAAGTTTATTAAACAATGTTGACAGTTGGAGGATAATATGCCAGCAAACAAGCAAATAAGAAGAGCTAAATCATTACACGCACGAATAAAACGTAAAGTAATTAAAAAAGTTAAAACAATTAGATTAGAAAGTCTTTATCAAAAATTCAGACACCTTAAACGGAAAAAGAAAAAACAACCGTGAGTAACAAACAATCATTATTACTTCATTTAGAACAACTTATTGAACGTGGCCATAAAGAAGCCACATTCAATGTTCAGTATCTGTACAAGGCATTGAACGATAACGACACAGGCACAGTTGAAGTAACATATAACGATTATGATTCAGGACAGTTTAATCAAGAAAAATAACTCTGGTGCATCTGGTTATAATAAAATTTATAAACACCAGTGGGTTACCCATGTGAATGCACTTCCAATGAGTGCTATAGATGTTATGGATAAAGTATGTCTTAAGAAATATGGTTGGCACTTTACTCCTCATGAGGCTATGGATTACAGTAGGGAAGATTGGTATAAAGACCAGTCATTAATATTAACATTTGAGAGTAATATAGACCTGCTTGTTAGTAAGTTAACTATAACTCTAAATTAGAACTTATACAAAACTAAAAGAAATAAATATAAATATGAGCGATTTAATAATATATAACTTAATATTTTGGCCTATATGGGCGTTGGTATGTATGATGCCAGGTTGGATTATGCAAAGTATTATCGACAGAGAACAACCGTACGATAAGTACAAAGTAGAATATAGAGACGGAGATAATACATGAAAGTAGAAATTTATAGCAAGCCACAATGTCCATATTGCGTACAAGCAAAAGCATTAGCAGAAAGAAAAGGATACAACGTAATATATAAGATGTTGGACGAAGACTTTGACAGAGAAGCACTAATGGAAACATTTCCAGGTGCAAGGACTTTCCCACAGATTATAGTTGATGGCGAAAAGATTGGCGGGTTCACCGAGTTTAAGGCATTAGTAGATACTTATGGACATGAAGTCGATGGAAGTTAAAGAAAAAATTGAACAGCAGATAGCCGATACTCCTATCCTATTATATATGAAAGGAACTCCTTATCAGCCACAATGTGGTTTTAGTGCCAGAACAGTACAAGCTCTTATAGACTGCGAGTCAGAGTTTGCTTATGTAGATATATTAGAAAATCCTGACATTAGAGCAACACTACCCAACATCAGCGATTGGCCTACATTCCCTCAACTATTTGTTAAAGGCGAGCTAATTGGTGGATGCGATATCATAACAGAAATGCATGAATCAGGCCAGTTAAAAGCAGTTCTGCTTACCTAAATTAACAACAGTTTTAATTGCAAAATTAGATAAATAAGTGTATGGAGACATACACACTATGAGCAGACCAAAACCAACAATTTTATTAGAATCAGTTAACAAGCAGACATTTAAGGCAGAGCAAGTACTAAATGCTGATGCTATTTATAGTGTATTTTTTAACGATAAACCTATCAATCTACGCACACTACATACATTGGTTAGTTATCCTGGACCTAAATATAAGAAAGTTTCTTTCTCAAATCCAGGACATGCATTTAACCTTGCACAGCGACTCAACAAAATCTTTCAGTCAGATGATTTTACAGTGGTTAGATTAACACAGGGAGACGTAGTTACAGAAGATGAAATTAAGCAGTTCAAAGAAGAAGTCCCCAAACCTACACGATAGGATATTAGACCAACTTATTGATAATATCAATGAAGGCTTACTCCCAGCAGAAAACAGGAGGCCTGGTTATCCCCAAGATAATCGATTTTATAGACAATTTGTAGGGTTAAATAGAAAGCAACTTTACTATAAAATATTTAATAACTTTAGATATAAGAAAGGTGAGCCAGCCGGTATCCGATTAAGTTTCTTGGGTAATGAACTGTTAAAACGTAACTTTCAATTTTTTGAATTCTCTCATAGTGTAAACCCAACTCCGCGTATGTACTTAAAATTAGATCAACACATGGCGTGGCCATACTACTTTACTAAACGAAAATTTGTACTATTCCACCAAGACGATGCCGCATGGTTTAAACTTAACAGTAGCGATATTGGTGCGTTCATAGAGGTCATCTAATGTACACTTTTGTAGAGAGCATAATAGACCCTAACTATTGCTTAGAGTTGTATGTGCGTTACGTTAAGCGTTCTTGTAGCCTGTCTAACCAACGAGCTGATAACGATGAACTATTTCCATTAGACCCGGTTGAGTTCTTTGGTCGTAGTAAATTTAATCAATTTGAGCTTACTGAAAACACTTCAGTATATGTACATAGATTTGGACACGTCTTTCAAATTCCATGGCATCAAGATACTGCTTATATAAATCAAGCAACCATATATCTAAATCAGCATTGGAATGAATCATGGGGCGGATTATTCCAAACAGAAGATGTTATACATGTACCCAAGCATAATTGTGGAGTTGTTAAAGGCGTTGACGCTGTACCTCATGCTATTACCCCAATAACCACAGACCAACCACGCCTATCTGTCCAGATAATGCAGTTAGAAGTAAAATAAAGGTTGACAATAACACAAAATGTAGTATAATAGTTGTAATGTTTAGCAAGGTTGCTGAGCATAAATTAACGTATTAGGAGAAGTCAATGACTACATCTACAAAAGAAGCAAAAGTTTTAAATGCTTTACAATCAGGCAGAACTCTAAGTTCAGCTCAACTCAAATCTCAGTTTGGTACTGGTAACCCACAAGCGGTCATCCAGTCTCTAAGATTCAAAGGATTCCCAATCTATTTGAATGTTGTAACTGACACAAAAAATAGATCAAGAAACGTTTACCGTTTAGGTACGCCTTCAAGAGCTATTATTGCCGCTGGTTACAAAGCAATGGCAAATTCGTAAGCAATTACGATATATTAAAAGCACCTTTGGTGCTTTTTTTATGACTAAAATATCGGTTGACAGTATTATAAAATGTAGTATAATATACGCATTGTTTAATTAAAAGGTAGGAGTAAATTATGCCAATAATTACAGATACAGACAACTTTGTTTATGACAACGATTTTGGTCCCGAAGAAAACTTCACAAAGTGGAGAATTGCAAATCACGAAGAACGTTCTGCTTGGGGAGACAAACTTTACACCCTTGAAGAAAGTCGTGAAATTTTTAATAGTTTATTTAAAAATATTTTAAAATAGGTTGACAATAATACAACCAGGTGCTATACTATGTGTATAGTAAGGTAAATTAGTTAGGAGTAACTACATGGATACATTAACAGCAAAAGCAAGTGACGTCAGACCGATTGTAATGAGAGCGATGAACGTCAATCGCCCAATCTTCCTTTGGGGAGCACCGGGCATAGGTAAATCAGAATTAATAGCAGACCTGGCAGAGTCAGGAGAGCTCGGTAAGTGTTTAGTTATCGACATGCGTTTGGCACTAATGGAGCCAACTGATTTAAGAGGATATCCGTTCAGGAATCCAGAAACAAATACAATGGAATGGGCACCACCGTGTGACCTTCCTACAGAAGAGCAGGCGGCTCAGTATGATACAATCATATTGTTCTTGGACGAGTTGAACTCAGCACCTCCAAGTGTACAAGCGGCGGCTTATCAGTTAGTTCTTAATAACAAAATTGGCCAATACGAACTTCCTAAGAATGTTAGGATTGTAGCGGCAGGTAACAGAGAGACTGACAGAGGTGTTACATTTAGAATGCCAGCACCGTTGGCTAACAGGTTCCGTCATATTAATATGGAAGTAAACTTTTTAGATTGGCAGAAGTGGGCTATTAACAATAGTGTACACCCAGACGTAATTGGTTACTTATCATTTGCTAAAGGCGACTTGTTTGACTTTGATGCTAAAAGCAGTTCACAATCATTTGCAACTCCAAGAAGTTGGACTTTTGTAAGTGAAATGTTAGGCTGTGATGGATTTGATAATGCAGATGCTTATCAACAAAAGTTAGAGATTGCAGGAGCAATTGGAGAAGGAATGGCAATTAAGTTTGTGGAGCATAGAAAAATTGCTTCTAAACTGCCTAACCCTTCCGAAATAATTGAAGGCGGAGTTAAGTCTTTAGATAATAAACTGTCTAAAGAGATATCAGCAAAGTATTCATTAGTAGTAGGTCTTGCTTACGAACTAAATGAAATGTTTAAGAAAGATGGCATTGACGATACCTTTAAGAAAGGATTGAATAATACAGTAAGGTTTAGTTATGATAACTTTGAACCTGAAATGGTAGTATTTTTGTTCAAGACTATAATGAAAGACTATCAAATTAGGTTTAATGTGAGAACTGATCTTGAGAAAGATTTACACAAGACCTTTTCTGATCGTTACACAAAATATATAGCATAAGGAGTATATGCTACGATCAAATCCTTGAGCACCTACCTATGTTACTCCCTACCTAAGAATGCTCAAGGTGTAACCCTCGCCCACAAGGCGGGGGTTATTTTTATTAAACCAGGAAGACAAGTACCGAAAACAGTAGGGAAACGAACTTCCAAAATGGCCAAAGCGGCCTTGTTGAACGATGTGCTACTTAGACGGACCTAAGTAGCATTTTTTTATATATAAAACGGTTGACAAATACAGTATATTTGCTATAATATGTAGTATAAATGTTAGGAGTAACAGTTAAATGACAACAAAAATAGAAAAGCCTAAAGACAGAAGTCAAAAGACTACTGTAGATATTCCAGAGACTACATTAACATCTGTAGAAATTGAAGACAGGCTAATTAAAGCAAGAATTGAAATGCTTATTTCGGCACCTTTCTTTGGTAACCTTGCAACAAGATTACGATTTAAAGATGCTACAGAATGGTGTCCTACACTTGCTACAGACGGCAAGTATTTTTATTACAACAGAAACTTTGTTGCCGCAATGAGCGACAAGGAAATTATCTTTGGTGTTGGTCATGAAGTATTACATTGTGTGTATGATCACTTTGATGCTGAAAGACGAGGCAACAGACATCCTATGCTTTGGAACATTGCAAACGACTATGTTATTAATGCAGACTTAATTGATGCTAACATTGGCGAGCAGATTAAACTTGTTCAAATTTGTTATGACTGGAAATATAGAGGAAAAATATCAGAAGAGATATATGATGATTTATTTAAGAAGTATGAAGATGAAGATGGCGAGGTTGGTAAACTACCACAAGGCATGGATTCGTTTGATGTACATTTAGATCGTGCCGAAGGCGATGACCAAGGTGCTTCAGGAATGGGCGAAGGCGAAGATGGTTCAGAAGGCGGAGACAAAGAAGGTCCTGCACAATATACACAAGAAGAAAAAGATGCTATTAAGCAAGAATTTCAGAATGCAGTAATGCAATCGGCTAAGGCGGCAGGTGCTGGTAACTTACCCGGTGGCGTTAAAAGACTGTTACAGGATTTATTAAATCCTAAACTTGATTGGAGAGAATTACTTGCTATGCAAATCCAATCAGTAATTAAAAGTGATTACACATTTAAAACTCCAAGTAGAAAAGGATTAGATCAAGGCTTTTGGTTGCCGGGCATGGACAGAGAACAAACAATTGATATTGCACTTGGCATTGACACATCCGGCTCTATGAGTGATGCTATGTTATTAGATATCCTTAGTGAGACAAAAGGTGTTATGGATCAGTATACCGATTTTAATATTCACTTGTTCTGCTTTGATACAGAAGTACACAATCCACAGATATTTACTCAACATAATATGGAAGAGTTTATGGAGTACCAGCCAGAAGGTGGCGGTGGTACTGACTTTGAATGCTGTTGGAACTACTTTAAAGATAATGGCATTGAGCCTAAAAAGTTTGTTATGTTTACAGATGGCTATCCTTGGGATAGTTGGGGTGATGAAAACTACTGTGATACATTGTTTATTGTACACGGTGGAGGCTATGGAGGTAACACTCCAGAAGCACCGTTTGGTACAACCGTACAATACGAAGAGGCTTCCGGTGAATAGTATAGCAATTTTTATAGCATGGATAGTTTGGGTAGTGTCGTATCTACGCCTGCCTAAAATATCTTTCCCTCAGGTTAATATGGTACAGCGATTTAACTTTGCTACAATTAATGCTATTTTAGTTTTAATAATTTATATGGTAACCCAATACTAATAAGGAATAAGAAATGATAGAATCAATTTTAAATAACACATGGTTCATTAACTTATGGCCATGGGTATTAATATTCACGGTTGGAGTTTGGTTTGATAACCGAACTAAAAATAAGAAATGAATAAAGTTACATGTAATAAATGCGAACATACTGTTACACCGTGTAGAGAGCCAGATGTATATAATTGTGCTCACTGTGGCGTAGTATTAAACATCAAAGATGTACATCGTCCTATATTATCTGTTGCTGATTTAAAAGACAGAACCAAAGCAACCTAAAATGATTAAGCAAACTACAGTACTCAACGACTTAGACTGGAAAAACTTACACGGCAATGACGTGTTTGTTACTATGCTTCGTAATAAAATTTCTCTGAGTAATGAAATACCAATAGATGCTAATTTTCAGGAATCAGAAGTTAGGTCAGCAGTATTAGAATATATAAACACAACTCCACAGGACTTGGTATATTACAATATCGAACATGTACACAGTCATATTAATATAGATGTATATTTTTACAATGCAGTAGAAATGGAAAACTTCCTCCACTACTATAAAACCATGGTTTCATTAAATGAAATACAAAAGTAATCAAGAACGTACAGCAGAGTATCTTGAACGGTTTGATAGATCAACTGTTTTACGGTCACTTGTAGGCAATAGTCCTGTTATCTTTGATGTAGGTGCTAACATAGGACAAACATTAACTGAGTTTAAACAACTTTGGCCTAAAGCAGAAGTACATTGTTTTGAACCTCTTGTAGAGTTTTACAACAAACTACACACAACATCAGCAAACTATAATAAGGTTATTTGTAATAATTTTGCACTAAGCGA